TAGATGTTCATCTACTCTGAGATGTTGGAGAAACTGGACGAAGCGGCTAAGACTGCGAAACGTACCACAGGCTCTGATGACGACGATGGTGATGGTGATGACGACAGCGAAGGCGGCGAAGAAGATGCGTCAGGTCTTGGTGATACGGAAGATGCGGACGACGAAGACAACCTGATGTCATTGCTCGCCCAGAACGGCGACCTCAACATGTACTTCCAGCGTATGGAAATGATGTTGACTGACCCGATGGGTGATGACGTTGCGCGTCTGACGTTCGAAGCCGCTGGCGTTACAGACTTCGTTAGTGCTAAGGTGATGACCATCATCAACCGCATTAAGAAGCACTTCGAAGTTCAACCTGAACGCGACACAGACCCGAACAATCAGTCTGACCAGCAGATCTTCGAATGGAAGCCTGGTGTTGTTCCTCGTGAGCTGGATATTGCGGTATTCAACGGCAAGAAATACTTGGCTCGTAAGCAGACTGAAACGTTCCGTCGTCAGGTACTGCCACCGTCTATCACGCCGCCTCCGGAAGATCCAGAATACTGGAAGCCTGAGACTCAGGGCAAACTGATTGTGTTCACTCGTTATGTGCGTGCGGCGAATGCCATCTACAACGCTCTGCCTGCGAACTACAAGAAAGTTGCTGTAGTCTTCCACGGCGAAGTTGGTAAGCTCGGTCAGAACAAAGAGGCTAACCTCGACGCGTTCAAATCCAACAACGACGTCCAGATTCTGATTGCGAACGAACAGGCAATCAGTGAAGGCCACAACATGCAGATGGGTAGTCGTATTATCCGCTGCGATACTCCGTGGTCTCCAGGTGTGTACGATCAGTCTACTGCTCGTATCTTCCGTCCAGACGTTGCCGCTGCCGTGCTTGATGAAAACGGCAAGCCGGGTGATATGGCTCGCGAAGTTGTGTTCGTCGATTGGGTGATGACCAATCGTACACTGGAAGTAGGTAAAGTTGCACGTCTGATGTGGAAAACGCTTGAGAAAACTCGTTTCGACGAGAAAGGTAACGAGCGTTATGCACCACTGGATGTGTACCAGCTTGACCCAATCCGTATGAGTCCTAGTCTGCTTCTCGAAAGCAACACTATGGACGACTTCTTGGATTACTTCCGTGCGAAGAAAGATCTGAACGAAATCGAGTCTCAGGAATTCCAAGAGATGCGCAAAACAACCGCAGCTTCTCTGGTACCTCTTGTGCCTGCTCCTCCACTGCGTAACTTCCGCGTTATGGAGCAAACTCCTTTCGTTGCTAACCAGCGTGTCCCGGATCGTCATGGGTGGGGACTGGAGCGTCTGCTTGATTGGGCGCGTAACCAGAACTTTATCAATGGCGAAGCAATCCGCGACTCACTCGTTAAAACAGGTCTGGTTGTTACGGAGTTTGGTAATGGTTTGATTGTCGGTGTGACTGCTCGTACTGTAGACGGTAAGCTGCGTGCTGATGCTCCTATCAACACGGTGCGTGTGCGTCTGGCTGGTACAGAGGAGCTGGTGAACATCGAAGCGAACCGTGTCCATATCGCAACCAAAGTCAGCCAAGCAGATCGCAAAGCATTCTTCAATGTACGCAAGCCTTGGGCAACCGAAGCGGAGCGTAAGCGTGTGAGTGCTGAGGCTGCTAAGACTGAGGTTGAGACGACCATCTCCGATGAGACTCAGACGGCTGACACCGAGGCGACGCTCAAACAGGTAGAGGTTGTTGCACGTAAGGCTGCTCGTGGTGCCAAACGTCGTGAGAACAAGGTTGAGGGTAAGCCTCTGAACGAAGGTGTGAAAGAAGCTGCCAAACGTGTTCGTCGCGTGAAGAGCCTGCCTCCGTTGGATAACACTGTTAAGCCTATTCAGAAAGGATCGAAAATCGTTACCCTTGATGACACGGCTGATATGTCGTTGGAACTCAGTCCGACAGTGTATAATGGTTTCGTTGCAATCTACGCGGACGCCACTGACCCTGACGCTAAGGCTCTTAAAGAGTTCGACTTCGTTGAGTTCGGTGACTACGTGTTCTACGATTGTGCGTACTATGCGGACTTCACTGCGATGCTGGACTTCCTCGAAGCCAAGAAACTTGAGTTCGATACTCCGACAGCTAAACGTCTGGAGTTCATTCAGGACAGCTTCGATGAGACGACCGCACGCATGAGCTTCAATATCCGTCTGGCGACTCAGTTGACGTCTAACCTCCAACAGTTCTTCTTGGTTCGCCATAAAACAGCGACTGACAAGAACCATATCAAAGCGTATCCTATGGTCATGGAAGATCGCTTGCGTATCATGTTCGACCTGAAAACGAACCCGAAAATGAAACGCTTCGTTGGTCAGAAAATCCCGAACACGCGTAAGTTCGGTACGTTCGACCTTTCGCCTGGTATGTGGATTGGCTTCGTGAATACTATTGCTGGTGCTAAGTCTCGCATCAACAAGATCATCAAAGCCGGATACACCGTTACTAACTTGAAACGCTGCATTACAGCGCTCGATAAGTTGAAACTGACTAAGAGCAAGAGTAAGGCTGTGTGATGATTTAGGGGCTTCGGCCCCTTTATCTAATTCCAATGAATTTCCAACAACAAGCTGGTGTGACTCAAACGTCCTCGGTCATGGCGATGCAGCTTTTCCGCCGACTGAATGGCAAAGACATCCCGCGCCCGGAGAAAAAGAAAGATGCTTAATCTTTTCTATCAGAAAATCCAGCTCATCATGACAATGCTTGGTTATTACGACGGCTTATGTGATGGTGTCTGGGGACCGAAGTGCATTGAAGCGAAGCGTAAGTGGGAACTACATGACGACTTCGAACCAGGCGTACCATCGAACGGGCTGCCGTTCAATGGTCGCGGCAAACTGCCTAAAGGCATGAGCTATTCCTACAAAGGTCTTGATATCATATGGGACAAGTGGGATGAAGTACGTGCTCAGGAAATTCTTGCTGAAAAAGGTGAGTTGCTGACAGCCGCAGTCGTTCACGAACACATCTTCGGCGAGACGGCTACAGCGCGTACAGTTGTAAATGAGCCTGTAGCTGTTGCGTCTTCTGTTCCGGAAACTGTTCTCGCTTCTTCGGTGATGAACGTTACAGAGATCGTTCCTGCTGATTCGGAAGAAGTCAAAGACACTCAGGAAGAAGATGTGCAGGAGGTTGTGCAAGAAGAATCGGTTAAGGCCGAATCTGCGCAAACCAACCAGAAGCAAAACTGGACGCACAACCGTCATAACCGTCACAATAAGAACTAAGGGGATACGATGTCACTTATTAAGTTTGATTTCTCTGATGCTGACAAGATCGTATCAACGTCAGCTATCACAAAAGTACAGACAGCTAACGGTCCTCTGCTCTTTGGTAAAAACAGCGCTGTCATTCTTAAACGACTGGACGAGCTGGTCAAAATCAAAGAACTCGATACGTCCAAGCTGTCGGCCATTCTTGACCTGCTAACTGACGAGGCAGCAACCTCTGCGTACGCCAAGAAAGCAGCAGGCAAGAATCTGGTTACTGCTGTTAAGAACTTGTATAAAGCGAAGACCTTGGTGGCTACCATCAATGGCATTCGTGCTATCAAGATCAAGCCCGCCGCCGCCAATGCGGTTACTCCGACTAAAGTAACCAAGCCGGCTAAGCCTGTAGAAACTACGGTGACGTTTTCTCCAGCGTATTCGTCTCTGATCAGACAGAGTGCGCGTGATTACGCTCCTGAGTTTATTCGTGCTGTTGAGCCTGTATCCGGTGCTGGTGAATTCCTTCATGCGACCAACAAGCAGTTCTCGTTTAAGTACAAGAAACTGGAAGTGTCTGTTGTCATGCAGCAAAAAGGCTGGCTTATGACCTTCGTTGGTGATCACCTCAAGAAGGTCAAGAAGGTGCAGATTCATCTCGGTGAATTGCGTTCTATCAAGAACGTCATCAAGTTGCTTGCTACGAAAGATGCAACGGACTCTGAGATTGCGGCCGCCGCCAAGAAAGGTGAGCGCACTGCTGCCGAACTTCGCATGTAACATAGTCCAAAGGGGTGGCTTCGGCTGCCCCTTTTTCGTTTCGAATCTGTAAATAGAGACCAATAACAAAACCACGATAGGACTAGATGGTGAAGACCAAGCACATAGCTCTTGATTACGACCTACCTGAGCAATTTGCAGACGTGCAATGCTACGATAGTGTTCGAATCTTAAAAGGCATTAGCTCGAATGCCAAAGGCGGAAAAGCCTTAATAGTCCTCGACCATATGCCTACAGATGACCTTCGTAACGGACGTATTTTCTCTGGTACCGAAGGTGAGTTGTTCCTGAACCAGATTCAGTACCTCGAAGACGTTTTCAAACCGAAGACGACACTTGATGACTGGAACTTCTTGGTTATCAGCTACAACATGTTCAAGACGTATGAGAAGTCTGAGCAGTATAAGGAAGATGCGGACCATGCGTTTGCTAAACGACTGCGTGACACCATTGTTGAGTACAAGCCTGACTATGTTCTCACGTTTGGTAAAGCGCCGTTCAGAGCGTTAAACAACGACAAGCTCACGTTGTCCAAAGATCACTATGAGCACTGGTACGGTGTTGAGATCCCGACGACCGTAGGTAAGAAGAAACAACACACGTTTATTCACGTACCGAACGTCAGCTATAACGTCGTCTTGAACTCAAACATAATCAAAGCGTCTTCGTATACGCTTGGTTACATGGCACGCTGGATGCTGCCTTGGCTGAACAAAGGAATGAAGTACGCTATTGCGCCTGTAACGTGCGGTAAGAAGCGCAATTGGGATTTGCAGTACGTCACGTCGGTTAAAAAGCTTGAGAAAATCCTTAAGCGGATGAAGAAGGCGAAGTATGTTGCAGTCGATACAGAAACTGAAAACCTGAACCGAATCAAGAACAAGATTCAAACGGTGCAGTTATCCGACGACGGCCAGACTGCTTATGTCATTCCAATCTACCATCGTGATAGTCCGTTCAGTCCGAAAGAGTTGCGTAAGATTGGTGATTTGTTCCGTGATTACTTTGAGGAGAACGAGAACAAGTTTCAAATCTACACCAACGCGAAGTTCGACCTGAACGTAATGCGCTCTAACTTCGGCATCCGTAGTTATTGTGCTGACGTGTGGGATATTCAAGGCGGCGAGTTCGGCAACGATGAGAACGCCAAAGCATTGCAAAGTGTCACAGGCTTCGGTTACTACAACTTAGCTAACCTTGCGATGCAATTCGGGACGACAGTCTACCATGAAGTGTCGTTCGGGAAAGAAATGCGTGCCACCATCGCTGACTCCGACCTTGACGAAGGTGTTCAGGAGTATGCGGGTCTCGACGTTATTGTTCCGTGGCGTATCGCTATGCAGCAATTCCGTCGTGGGAAAGATATCGGCTATAAAAAGTACCAGTCTCTTGTTGGGAATCAAATCTCAGACCAGATTCATGCATTCTCGATTCTGGAAACGACTGGTGCTGGTGCAGACATCGACTACCTGTTTAAACTCAATTTGCCGAACAGCCCGATTAACGAAGAAATTCGAAGCGTTGAGCAAGACTTTTTGTCAAGCCCTGAAGTGAAAGCTGCGAACAAGATGATCTGCAAAGACGACAACGTGCCTAAGTTCGGTCTCATGGGCGCGGTCGAGGTCACTAAGTTCGATATGTCGAAAGCAGAACACAAACAGATTCTGTTTTTCGATGTGATGAAGCTTAAGCCAATAAAAGAAGGCGAACAGATTCGTCCGAACGGTAAGAAAGCAGGCAAGCTGGATAAGGAATTCCAAGAAGCGTACAAAGACATTCCACTTGTGTCTCTGTATACCAAGCTTGGTAAGGCGTACAAGCTTAAGAACGCTTACGTAAATAGCCTGTTGAAGCTTTGGGGTGAATCAGAAGACTTCCGACACGATAGATCGATTCGTCCGACATATGGATATCTCGGCGTTGTGACTGGACGTACGTCAGCGTCTGACCCAAATCTCCAACAAGTGCCTAGCCGTTCTGAACTCGGTAAGCTCATTAAACGTATTTTGATTGCTCGTCGTAATCGCCTGTTGATCAAGGTCGACTACTCAGCCCACGAAGTAAGGGGCTGGTCTATCATCTCGGGCGACAAAGGCGTTGCTGATGTATTCGAACAAGGTGCCGTGTTGCGTCGTCGTTATCGTATGGTGCCCGACCCTTGGATTGCTCACCGTGTAGATGCAGAGGGTGACGTGCATAAAATCAATGCTGCGTACTTCTTCGGTATCCCTAACGTAATGGACGTAACCAAGTCCGTGCGTAACGCGGTTAAGACCGTAATCTTCGGCCTGATCTATCAGCAAGGTGATAAGGGTCTCGCGAAGTCTACAGGACGTGAAGTTGATGAGATTGCTGAAATCAAAGGCAAATTCCTTAAGCGCTTCCCTGTAGGCCTGAAATGGTTTGATAAGATCAAACGCTTTGCACATGAGAACTTCTTTGTTGAGTCTCCTGTGGGTCGTCGTCGTTACCTCTGGGGCTTCATGCTTCCTGAGTCACATAAAGACGCGAACATGGTTCATGCTGCGTGTGACCGTCGTGCAGTAAACTCACCGGTTCAGGGCTTTGGTTCTGACTTGATGATGAGTGCGATTCGTATTCTGGATCGCATGAAGTACGACTACTGGAAAGCGAATGGTGAATACCCTGACTTCGATATGAACGTATCTGTACACGATAGCTTGACCGTTGACTGCGACTATAAGTGGATATTCCTCGCACTCAACATGATCGAGAAAGCGATGACCAGTGCGGTTGTTGAGAAAGTTCAGGCGCGTCATCCTGGCTTTGAGTTCACGTCATCTCCTGAAATCGATTTTGAAATCGGTGCAACGGAGAAAGATGTGCAGAGTTGGAACTTCTCCTTCACCGGCAGTAAAGGCAGTCTGGATAACATCATCAGAGCTGGTCTTATCGTCAAGCGTGACGAACTGAACGAGCCTGACCTTGACGTCGAAGCGACGTTGAATGACATCATGCAGAATCAGTATCACCTCATGTCTGAGTGGATGCAGAAACAGCTTTGGGCGAACGACATCAAGATCAAGTCGCGTTCCAAAGTCAATCCGCTGACCAACAAAGACAAAAAGAACATTGCTCAGTGGCAGAAAGAATTGCCGAAGAATATTAAGCAGTGGGAGGAATACGAGGCTGCTGAGAAAGCTCGTAAAGCTGCGGAAGGTGCGGCAAACGCCAAACGCACTGTCAAAATCAGCCGTGGTCTTATCAAGGCTGCACTAAAAGGTATTACGAAGAAATGATCTTGACTCCAGAGGATGTCTGTACTTTTTTGAACAAGCATCTTACGGAGCGTCCTGAGTTTATGAATGCTGCCTTGAGAACCTCTTGGCAGCTCAACCCGGGTGATGAGCCTAATGATCTATACTATCATCAAATCGCTCCGAACTGCTCTAGCGTTGACCTGCTTGGTATGCTTAATGGTCTTCTGGCTGCTACTGGCAAAACATTGAAGACTGTAAACATAGCAGGTCACTTACAATTTATTTTAGAGGATGGAAATGAAGACTTGCCGACTGCCCAAAACACCAGCGAAAGCCTGTAATATCACAATCAATGGCGGCACGCTGTCGAACATCCTGAAACGTGTTGATAGCGTCACGAAGTTCTCTGAGTCTGACGATAAGCTGACACACATTCACCTGATGGTCACATATAAAGGTGACGTGTTTGTTCTCGGCCGCACGCCTGATACATTCGTTGCGCATCTTGTCCCAGAAGCTAAAGCAGATGCTGACGTTATCTTTAACATCGACCCGAGTCAGTTGTCTGGTCTTATCAACCGTCGCCAAGATCTGAATATCGAATACACGGGCAAAGAGATTCATATCTCAGAAGCCAAAGGCAAGTACAAAGCTGAGGCTAAGCTGCGTCCTGTATCCGAAGAACAGATCCCGATGGTGCAAGAAGGTCTCCGCCATCATATTGACGGCGGTCATGTCATGGGACGTGACGTTATTGAGGCGTTGACTAAAGGCGTTCGTCTGACGCGTCTCAAAGATACGATCTCTGACAGCACCGTGTACTGCCGTGTGATGTGTGACGGTAAATCCTTGACGCTGGTGAGTCCAGGTAACTGGACAACATCACGTTACATCGCGCCTCTTGCCAAGAAGGTGCCGGCGTTTCGTTTCAGCCTAACTGGTGAGATGTTTGATCTCATCTATCGTTTCTGCGGTGAGGACAAAGTGACGTTTCACGTTGACACGTCATCGTTTACTGCGGAAGGTGACCAATTCGTGTTGTCCTTGCCTCCGATTCAGGCTAGCGATGAAGATTACCGCTACATGGATAACATGATTGCGCAATTCGGTAAGCCTTTGGTGAGTGTTAAAGTCAAAGGCGATATGTCCGCACCGTTCACGAATATCGCAACTCTGGTTGAGAAGAAAGCAGGTGCGCAGAAAAATACTAACGCGAAGCTGTTCCTCAAGAAGAAAGAGTTTCGCCTTAAGTTTGGTAACGATAACGGCAGCGTGCAGGACAGTCTGCGTCTCGCGTCCGAAGTCGAGCGTGAGATCTCAACGTCTCTGGACATGCGTATCATGCGTGAATTGTTGAAAGCTATCGGCCGTGAAGAAAGCCATCTCATGGGTTTCCATGGAGCGAACATCAACAAGCTGAATGCGTTCAGTCTCAGCTATAAGTTCGACACGCATAGCCTCCTGTACTTCGGGTACCTCCCTGCATGATTAGCCTAAAGGTTAAGAAGAAATTCCTCGTCGGGGATATTCAAAACCTCGTGCAGGATGTTCTGTACGAAATAGATGATGCCCCTCGTGGGCGTCGTCGTTTTATCTTGCTATACAAAACAGTGTATGGCGATCAGTTGTTGATTGATAATGCTCTGCCGATAGACCATGGTTATCACTTCCGCCAGGCGTATCTAAGGCTCTCGGATACAGTCGTAGGCTCTCTGCTGGAGGTGTCTGCAAAATGGTGCACGTTCAATAACGTCTCTGTCGGGTATATGCCTCCTCTGGATAAAGGATTTATTTTTACTTGTCCTATGGAGTCCCACTCAGGTGGTTTGCTTATTTATCGTGACGACCACGGCAGCTTTTTTGCTATGCCGAGTAAGACACCCGAAAGCGCATTGCTCGTCACGGACAGAGGTGATTAATGGACGATTTGAAACGCATTCGCCTTAAAGTCAAGGAAGACAAGCGATACAAGCATCTGAGAAGCATCTATAAAACCAATGATCTTTTTCAGTTGCCTCTCGCCGAGTATCAGGATGAGGCTCGTAAGCTCTTTAAGATGAGGAAGATTCGCACGCTGAACATTCGCGATACTCACGCGTTGAATAAAGTTGCTGAATCTATTGTGGAAGATCAAGCATACCGTAGCCGTATGACTGAGATTCTTACGAGCATCCTCTCAGCCTCGAAACTGTTAAATGATCTGTTGGAACGATTCCAAGATTATGCGGCAGTGACGTATGCAAAAGATTTGAAATCAGTGGGCGCCGCCAAAGAACGTGAGCGCTGTATCCGAAACATCATGGCTGAATACTACCGTTACGCGGACCAGTTGGAGTTGCTCATCAGTGAAATTGATTTGTACATCAAAGACATTGATAAGAGCGGCTTCTCTTACAGAGCGCTGGTGGACACGCTTGAATTGATCAACCAGCGTGAGTACGGTACGGCCAAATCAAGGAAATAGATGTGACAGCCAAAGTTCTGGTATCAGACCGTTTGCACATTCCTGTTAAGGTTGTAGACGCTGACAACATCATACGGAAGATGACTCATTACGAATTCGACAACACCGCTTGTAAGAATTGTGAGTTTCGTTCTATCCGACCGTCCGAAGAATGCCGTCAATGCTCCAAAGGCGGCCTCGTCGATATCACCGTGCTTGCCAAGTATTCGGAAATCAAAGGCAAGCGTTATGTGTCAATACCGTACGGTGAGATGCATCGTTTTACCAAGACAACTGGCCTGAGTCTGAAAGATGTTAAGTTTGTTAACGGTACGACACGCGTTCCATTTGATTACAAAGTGAAGTTTACGGGAAAGCTGCGTGAGTATCAGAAAAAGCCCTTCGAAGATCTTTTCGATGAGCTTTGTGGTGTGTTCAAAGCACCGCCGCGTTCTGGTAAATGTGTCTGGGGTGGCGCTCACGTAGATACATCTGCTGGGCTTCTTACAATGAAGAAGTTGTGGGATATCTATGGATCTGAGACTAATGAATCTGTTCCTGTATGTGGCTTAAACGCTGCTGCTTCAATAGA